CTAAAACAAATATTTATCAATACAACCGATGATGTCTTCCATATCATCGGTTGTTAGTTTTAAATATGGTCTTGCAGGGATTGAAACACTCTTGTTTTTACCGGCTTGACCTCCAAGCTGATGGATAGCAGCATAATCAAGATTTGAACCAATAACAGCTGATTCATTGTCGTATGCAGTTGTTATTGATGCCGCAAGTCGACCTTCAACTTGAAGAATTTGCCCCGGCCAATGACCGCTCTTTTTGCGTTGTTTTTTAGTTTTTTCTGATAAATCAAGCCACTTATCAGGTCTGCCCTCATTTGCAAAGTTTTCTTCAGTTGAATATGCAAAAATTCCTGCGATATTTTTCATCAATGGTCGCAGGTTTTCGCCTCGTCTAGCAAGTTCAAGAAGTTTTTGAGTAACTTCTTTATTATCGATTTTTATTTCTATTGGATTATTTGCCATTATTAAACAATTCTTTAATAGGATAATTTGCAATCAATAATTCTTTGAACATCTTATTTTCTCGATTAGTTCCCTGACGATTATTGATTCCATTTAAGCGTTCTACTTCAACCATTTCAAACCCCTTGTAAAGTTCTCTGATTTTAGGGCAATCGTCATAAGATAATAAAAATCTGCCTTTTATATTTCCAAGAAGTTCTCTTAATCTTTCATGGTCAAAGTTTGCAGTTGATGTCACTTCATAACCACAACCTTTTGAGTATGGTGGATCACAGTAGAAAAACGCATCTTCAAAGTCATATTGAGTTATTACCTTTTCAAAGTCACGATTTTCAACCATTACTTTATCAAGTCTGTTGTGAATTGCATCAATTTTTTCTAATACATTCTTTTGCGATTTACTTGCTCCACCACTAGATTTTTTAACAGTTCCAAAGGTTTCGCCACGACCGCCAAAAGAACGTGTGATTAGAAAATAGAATTGCACAGCTCTTTGAATATCTGTAATAAATGTGCCATTCAAGAATTGTAAGAACATCTCACGTGAACCAAGAAGATATTTAATTTCTTCTTTAAAAGCATTGGGGTGATATTTTACAACTCTAAAAAGGTTTACAAGCCTACCATCTAAATCGTTGTAAATCTCAAGGTCTGCCCATTTTTCTTTGTAAAATAGAACCCAAGCACCACCACCAAATGGCTCAATATATGATTTTATATCTTTAGGGACTAGTGGTTCAATAACTTTTCTCAATAATCTTTTGCCACCAACCCAATTAATCAATGATTTTTTATCTATTGTCATAAGTAAATCTCCTTTAAATTCCGTTTAAAAGCCTTTTAAATATCTACCAATCCACTTGCAGGGTTATGCGACCACCCAACATCTGGAGCTATTTTTTTATTAGTTAATGGGTCTGTATAAACTGTAACTGGTCTATATTCGCCCGATTTTTTTGAAACAAGTTTTTCTTCTTGGGATAATCTACCATTAGAATTATCAATAATAGCGTTCTTTTTCTGTATATTTCTTTCAGATAATGCATTAACACGACATCTACACCTCCAACCATTTGGTGGGTAAAAAGAACTCCAAAATGGATCATCATGCCGGAAAATTAAACCATGCAGTTGTGCGTGCTCAGGTCTTGTTTTTGAATCTAAAACTGCGACATATTGCCAATATGGACGATTGTCTACATTATCAACTTGAGTCTTATATCTCCCTGTTTGATAAGCAACTTGCATATTAACTGAATAAATAGTTTTTAAACGATACATAGAACCAAGTTGAACTTTTTCAGCAACACCTTGCGAATCAACGATGACAACTTCGCCCCACCAACCTTTCTTTTGCAGGGTTGGTTTAAGCTCTTTTTGAAAATCTCTAAAAGTTTTTCCTTCCGACAATGCCTTATCTAAAGAAGAACGAATGTCTTTTAGAATATCTTCACGCATAGCTTTAGCAACTGTGAATGACTTTTGATGAGCATCTTGCCATAATTCGTACCAATCCCAAGAGAGCTTGTTGTTTTTCTTTTTAAAATATTTGATAGCAAGGGCAGGAGCTAGTTTAAATAAGGCTTTAAGTTGAATCATCTAAACCATCCTTTCTACCTTGTAGTTCACAAAGGAACATTGCTTTCTGAAGTGATTGCTCTAGTTTTTTACTGTGCAGGTTCTTATCTGTTAATAACTCATAGGCTTCGTCAAAATCTTCGCAGTTCTCAAATAATGCTATAAGTGGGGATAACATTTGTTGGGCTTGTTTAGATAATTCTGTATCAGATAGGAATTGAAACAGTTTATCAACTTCTTCTTGACCGGGAATAGTTGGTTCTGATTCTTTGAATTCCGAGAATGCAGGTGTTGCAGGGATAATATCTTCTCTAATATCAAAATCCTCTTCATCAAATCCATATGCTTTTATAAAATACTCTTTAGTGAACTTCACTCCTGTTTCAGAGAGTATTTTATCTCTTTGAGCTAAAGTTAAATCTACATCTTCAGGAGCATATAATTCAAAAACAGGAACTTCGGCACTTGAGAAGTTTATTTGATAAATCCATTGTAAGAGTTGATTTATAGTTCTTTCAACAAGTTTTTTATCTGCATCAATAATATCTTGTCTTACTTGCATATGAGTATTAGAAGCAGCATAACTACCACTTGAGCCAATTTCTGTAGTTAGGGTTTGACCTAATATAGCCTTTGAAATCTCTCCATTCATTTTATCGATTAGCTTTTCAAAGATTTCAGCAGATGAAGATTTATTAGCTTCTTGAATTTCAACAGATGAATCATCAGGAATAACTGCAATTGCATCTTGAACCATATTCTCAAGCAAATCTGCTAATGTATCAGTTTCCTCTTTAGATGCTCCCCTTGGATGTTTCCCAATAAGGTGTGGTATTCCATATTTTTCAGTAAATACAACCCAAAATTTTAATCCACCCTTTTTAAAAGTTACTGGCCAAAAAACACGAGAAAGAGTTCTTTCACCATAAGGGTTCTCATAGCTTGGATTTGCTTGAGGGCATAAGAATTTTTTAGATGGTAATTCTTCTCCGAAATAATGTTCCTTACTTCTGAATTTTAACTTGTTTTCATCGTCAAAACAAAACCATTCTGGAGGTTTTGATTTTAATTCTATTGGCAAAACAAGGTTATCAACCTTGCCCCATACAATTTCAATCGGCTGAAAACCAAAGAATGAGGCATCTAAGATATCGCTTATAACCTTATCAATATCCAATTTCTTTAATAATTGAACTATTTTTTCAGCAGTTTCATCTTTATCAAGACCTCTATTTATGTCCCATTCAAGAGATAAAACCCCTGCTTTTCTTGATTGAATACAGGCAAAAACGTGAGAATCACAGAGTAATTCCTTGTAAACCTTCATATCCTTGCCTTGTTTTCGCAATACAATATCAGGATCAGGCAAATATGATGTACCTAATGAGTAATAATTTATACTTCGTTTTCTAGTAGCAATTTCTTGTGAAATTTCTTTTTTCATAAAAACCTCATTCAGACTTAAAATAAATAGCGTTTAAAAATCGTTTAACAGCGTTTAATTTTTATTTAAAATGCCACCTAAGTATCTAACTTCATTTTTTTATTTTGGAGTGGCTTAAAATCGATTTTAGAAGTTTGAGACCATATCAAATGACTCCCTTCTTTTTCGAGTTGATATATGAATATCGCCTGAACCATTGTCAGCTGCGTGTAAAGCCAATGCTAATGCCCAAAATCTATCTGCGTGTCCATTATCGGAGCGGTCGGCATCAAACCTGATATTATTGCTTGCAGTTGTTACTTTACGAACAGAGTGTAAGTCTTCTCTAATCTCATGTCGGTTAGGAATGAATACAGTCTTATTTTCAAATTCCGTTCTTAATCTATAAGCCAAATCCTCTTTTACTTTATTGGTAAAAGTGACTCCTTCGACTCTAAATTTACCAAATTTAACTTGTGCATTTTCTGCCATTTGCATTCCGATTCCTGTATCATCTTGGCAGTCACGACGAAATAATTTATGGGATAAAATCTCGTGCAAGATTTCCTCTTGTTTGTGAAATGGCATTTTGGCTAATTCAACAACAAGCCTTGTATATTTTATGTTCTCTATTTTTTCTAAAACCCAAATAACAGTTAGGTCTTTTCGTCTTCCAATATCAACTCCGACATAAAAGTCGTGCTTAATATCTTCAAGGGGACGAAGAATATCATTAAGTTCACAAGTAGCAATTAAGTCATAAGGTAAAAATGCAGAAGCCTCATCAACTGCTATACAACAATATTCTTGCAACCAAGTATATTCGTCGAAGCAGTTATCTTTTTCATTTGCCATCCAATCTTCTTGTTCTTGCAGGGTTGTTTTTCTCTGATAAATTTTATCAACTAGACCTTCTGACACAGCAAGCTGAATCGGAGTTTTATGGTGACTCCAATTTAGCTTGCCTTTTAATACTTGGTCAATAAATTTGTAGTACAAACAGTTTTGACCATTATGAGTAGAAAGGATTCTTAAAGGAAAGCCCCAAGTAATACAAGGTCGTGCCGCTTTCCAAAGTTCATCGGGGTTATTATGAAATGCGAACTCATCAAGCACAACCTTTCCGCCTTTAGAACGGAATGACTTGGGGTTGGAAGAGAGAGCGTGTATTTTAGTACCATTTGAAAACTCTATTACTAGAGCTTTAATATCTTTTTCATTATCAATAATGACTTCGCCCAATCTTTTTGCTGTTGCGTGAAATAGTTTTACCCATTTTTCGCAATAATCAATATATTCTTTAGCAGCAGATTCATCAGCAGAAGAAAACCACACCGCAGGAACAGACCTATTGATGCAATCCCTTACATCTTCATAGCTTTGGACATAAGTTGCACCAATACGTCTGGACTTTTCCCATATTTTTATTTTAGCTTTATCATCAAGCCATCGTTGTTGATATGGCAAAAAATAATTATTCTTCACGATGTCTTATTCCTAAAATTTCTTCTTCTATCAATTGGACAAAATCAGGAGTAATACCCTTTGATTCAGATTCTTTTTCTTTTTGAGAAACCGTATCTTCATAATTTTTGATTTTTGTAATTAGTGGAAGCATTTTTGTAAAAGCATATAAACGGCTTTGGTCTATTTTTTCGCCATTATCTAAATCAAACTCAATGGAAGCCATTAGTTTTCGTGCCAGATTATACAGTTCTTCGTGACACATAGATTTTGTTTTTATATATTGTTTTCTTTTGAAGTCCCACTTGTTATCAGTTTTCCAACGTCGGATCGTTCTTTCATTAACTCCAACTTTTTCTGCAACAGTATTAATTGACATCTGTTCTAGAACATATAATCTTTCGGCATTTTCCATTAACACATTTTGTTTAGTCAAAGTAAGCCTCCAAGTCCTGAATTTTCTTTTTTAATCTGCGCAACTCAGTCACAATTTCGTTCAGGCGTGTTAATGAAACAAGAGCTTTTTCTGTTTCTTGTTTTGTATTGTCATCTTCAAAAGGATTTAATAAAGAACGTACAAGAATAACCAACCCCGATGCTTCAACATCTAGATTTCTATATTCAGCTTTAGCTTCAGCAAGCTGACCTTTTAATTGGATACGTTCAATATTCATTATTGTGCTATCTCCTTCTTCAAGATTGGACACCAAAGATTGCCGTCAATTTTACTTTCAATTCTTGAAAGAACAGTTGCACTATAATGATTGGTTTCTAGCATCTCTTTTAAGATTTCAAAATTATTGGCAATAATTTTTTCAAAAGTTTTCACTTGTGCATTGTGATACACATACCAAATAACAAAAATTACAGCAGGGAAGCCGATACTTTCAAATAACTTTAATAATAATGAAGTTTCCATTAAATATACCTTTCTTAATTTAGGGCAAAAAGAAAAGAGGCTTTTTGCCTGTCTTGTGTTTTCAAGATACCTCATCACAATTTTAATTTTCAAATGTACAGGGAAACTCCTTGTGGAGAGTGTAAAAAGAAGTTTCCAACGGCATTTGAATGTTAAAAACGAGAGATTTTATACTTCAAACAGAAAAAAGTTTATATCGTACTAAAAATTATGGAGAAAACTGAATGAAGTATTTTGAGGTTTTTAAAGCCGGAAATTATCCGCAAGGAGCATTTAGTAAAGAAGAGGTTCAAGAACTTGCAAACAATTATGATCCAAGTTTTTGCGAAGCTCCGATTACTTTAGACCATGAACAAAAAGGTCCCGCTTATGGTTGGGTTGATAGATTAAAAGAAGAAAATGGTGTATTAAAAGCATCGTTTAAAAATTTATCAGACGACTTAAAAGAGTTTGTTTCAAAGGGGAAATACAAAAAAATCTCGGTTGAAATCTACAGAGAACTAGAAGGTAAAAAGCCATATTTAAAGGCTGTTTCTTTCTTGGGTGCAAGTATTCCTCAAGTTAAAGGAATGAAAGCTGTTGAGTTTAAAGAAGGTGAATCAGAAACATATATTTTTGAAGCACAAGTAGAAGATACTGCATCAGATGAGGATATTGAAACATTAAAGACTCAAGTTGCAGATTTAGAAAAACAAGTTGCTGAATACAAAGAGCAATCTAAAAAGAATGAAACAATTAAATCCTTGAAATCTCAAGTTGCTGATTTAACAGTTCAACTTGCAAAGTTTAAGGATGAAGCAGCAGGCAAAGATGAATTGGCAAGAGAACTTAAGGAAATGAAGGACAGTCTTCGTGACAAGGACTTCAACGAGTTTATTGATAAACAAATTGATGCCGGAATTCTTACCCCTGCAAATAAAGATGCTGTTTTCTCTATTTTACAGGACTTGGATAACGTTAAAAAGTTTGACGAGTCCTCCAACAGCATCGAACAGTTTAAATCCTTTATTTCTGCATTACCAAAGCAAGTTGAGTTTGATGAAGTTGCAAAAAAGCAAACTAAAAAAACTGATGCTGAAGTTAAATATGCTGATGCAGATGAGGAAAGTTTAGAGATTTATAAACAAGCAACAGCAATTGCTGAAAAAGAAAAAATCTCTTTCAAAGATGCACTATTAAAAATTAAGGAGGTATAAATTGGGACGTTTAGAAGATTTAAGAATAAACGCATATCTTTCAGAAGTTGCTCGTGGCTATGGCAATAATAGTTTTATTGCTGAAAATCTATTCCCGATTATCGATTCTGAAAAAGAGAAAATTGATATTTTTCAATTTAACAAAGAAGCATTTCAATTGTATGACACAGAACGTGCAATTAGAGCTAATTCAAATGTAATTAGTCCTAAAGGCTTCTCAAAACATACTGCAACATTAGCAGAACACGACTTGGCTTACCCTATCGATTACAGGGAAGAAGATGAGGCTGAAAAAGTTAAACTTCAACTTCACGCAACAAATGTTGTAACAGAAGGTTTGAAATTAAAACTTGAAAAACAATGTGCAGATTTAGCTCAAGATCCTAAAAACTATGCAACTGAAAACAAGATTGCGTTGTCAGGTACAAGCCAATTTACAAATGATGCTTCTGACCCATTAAAAGTAGTTAACGCAGGAAAAGATGCTGTTTGTGGAAAAATCGGCAAAGACCCTAACACACTTGTTATGGGGCAAGAAGTTTGGCAGGCTTTAAAACAAAACTCAAATTTGAAAAAATTAATTGCTAGTTCAAGTAATAAAATTATCACTTTGGATTTGTTAAAAGAATTTTTCGAAATTGAAAATATTGTTGTAGGTCGTTCAATCTATGCCGATGCAAACAACAACTTTGCAAGAGTTTGGGGAAACAACATTATTCTTGCATATGTTCCAAAGCTAACTTCAAGAACTGAATATGATCCGTCTTTTGGTTACACAGTTCGTAAGAAAGATGCTCTTCAAATTGATGAATATCAAAAAGAAGGAAACAAAGTTAAATACATTCGTGCAACAGATATCTACACTCCATTTTTAGTAGGTGCTGAAGCAGGTTATCTAATTTCAAACGCAGTTTAATGAGGTGTTAAATGGCTAAATATAAATTAAAAAATACAAATATTCTCCATAATGGAGACCTTGTAAAAATTGGTAGCGTTATTGAATTGACAGATAAGGAAGCTAAAAAACTAGCAGATATACTTATCCCAATTAAAGAATCTACCAATAAAGACAAAACCCCTGCAACAAAAACAGAAACTAAAACCAAAACAAAAACAAAAGAAGATGAAACAAAAAAAGAAGAATCAGAAAATGGAGGTAATGAATAATGGCTCAAAAACTATACAAACCCCTATTAATTGATTCTATCAAAGCAACAGTTGATTTACCTTGTAATCGTTTTGTAGATTTCACAGGTAATATCTGTGCTGAAGGTGCAAAAGCCTACGGAGTATGTGATGTTAACACAGATGCAGAACAACTTGCTCCTGTAGGTGTACTTGGAGTTCTTCTTGTTGAAGCAGGTGGTACAATTACTGCCGGTTCAACTGTAACTTCTGATGCTAATGGCAAAGCTATTACATCAGCTACATCTCAAAGTATCAATGGATATGCTTTAGATGATGCAACAGAAGGCGAAATATTTAGAATTATTAGAGGAATCTAATGTCTATTTATTGCACTTCTGAAGATATAGAACTCCAAATAAGCAAGGCTTCCCTTATCCAGCTTACGAACGACAACCCCGAACAAGATACTGTTGACGAGGTTGTCTGTGAAGAAGCTCTCATCTACTCCTCAACACTTATTGATGGGTATTTAAGGGGAAAATATTCACTACCTTTAGATACCCACTTTCCTTTGTTACGAACAATCGCAATAGATTTAAGCATTTATAGACTCTACTCAAGACGAATATATGTTGAAATCCCTGCAACGATTGTTGAGAACTATAAAAATGCAATCAAAACATTGGAACAGTTGAAAAAAGGAGTTATTACACTTCAAACCGAAGATAAGGAAGAAGTCAAAACTACCGGAGAGTACAGAAGCAACAAAACTGTTCTAGATAGATTATTTAATAAAAGAGTGATAAACATTGAGTATTAGAGATATTGAAAATTCTATAATCGAAAGATTAAAAGAAAATTTCCCCGAATTTTTAACACAAGGATTCCCTGAAAAACCACAGGAATTTATTTTACTCCACCCTATTGGAGCAATTCTTGTGCATTATATGGGTGGAAATTATACAAGTACAGATGCTTTAAGTTTTATCACTCAAGAAAGAAGATTAGAATTTGCCATAACAATAGTCACAAGAAATCTTCGCAATAATAACGGAGCATATGAAACTCTTGATAAAGTTAAACGAATTTTATGTGGTTATCGAATTCTTGGTTGTACTAAATTAACCCCGACTAAAGAAGGTTTTTTATCCGAAACAAACGGGATATGGCAATACGAAATACGATTTACATTGTCTACACCTAGTGTAGAAGATATGGAGGAAATTTAAATGGCAGCAAGTTTTTTGCATGGCGTTGAAACAATTGAGATTGAAAAAGGTGCAAGAACAATTAAGACAGTAAAAACTGCCGTTATTGGTTTAGTTGGTACTGCTCCGATTCATAATGTTGATGAAGAATATAGAACAATTAATGAACCAACATTGATTTTGAATGAAATTGATGCTGCGAAATATTTTGGTTCTGCAACTGATGGTTTTACAATTCCATCGGCTCTTAAAGCTATATTCGACCAAGGTGCAGGGATTGTTATTGTTGTAAATGTTTTTGATCCTGAAAAACATAAAGAAGTTACTGATGTAACTAAAGGAGATATTATTGGTTCAATTGATGCTGATACGGGCAAACGATTGGGTATGAAAGCCTTTGAAGATAGTTATTCTTTATTTGGATATTTCCCAAAAACAATTATTGCTCCTGTTTATTGTGAAGATACAGCAGTTGTTACTGAAATCAAAACTTTGTGCGATAAAATCAGAGCAATTGGTATTGTTGATGCCCCTGTTGGAGCAACTGTTCAAGATGCTATAACTGGACGTGGGCCTGAAGGAACAATCAACTTTAATACTTCATCAGACAGAATTGTTCTATGTTATCCACATTTAAAAGTATATGATGCAACAACTGATACAAATATTCTTGAACCTTATTCACAAAGACTTGCAGGAGTAATTGCCGCTAAAGATATTGATAAAGGTTATCATTGGTCTCCATCAAATACAGAGATTAATGGGATTATTGGAGTTGAAAGACAACTTACATCTATGATTAATGACCCTTCTAGTGAAGTTAATGCTTTAAACGAAGCAGGAATTGTAACTGTCTTTAATTCTTATGGTTCAGGATTCAGGACTTGGGGCAACAGGTCAGCTGCTTATCCAAGCTCAACTCACGTTACTAATTTTATCAATATAAGAAGAACAGCTGATATTCTTCACGAAAGTGTTGAATATTCAATGTTACAGTTTATCGATTTCCCTATTGATAATGGCTTGATTGATTCAATAACAGAATCGGTTAATGCCTTTATCAGAACATTAATCGGACGTGGTGCATTGATTGATGGCAAATGCTACTACAACCCTGATAAAAACCCTGTAACGGAAATCGCAAATGGTCACTTGGTATTTGATGTCGAATTTATGCCACCAACTCCGGCTGAACGCATAACATTCGAAAGCTTTATTGATATCGAGTTACTAAAATCATTAGGTCAATAATGCGAGCAGAAATAGATAAAAAGGGCGATTTGATTATTTATACCGAATGTTACGACCTATGCACAACTTGTAAGCATTCTAGAAAATGCCCTTTAATCCAAGCCATCCGTCAAGAAATTGTTATACTCCACTACTCTGATGTTGCAGTTGGGGACTGTGGACTTTATTCGAAAAGGAAATAAAAATGTCTAAAATCAAAATCAACAAATTAACCAATGCAAACGTTTATCTAAATGGTGTGAACCTTTTAGGACGTGCTGAAGAAGTTCAACTTCCTCAAATCAAACACAAAATGGCGGAGCATAAAGCACTTGGTATGGTTGGCTCGGCTGAATTTTTTGCAGGGATAGACAAGTTAGAATGCAAAATAAAATGGAACGCACTCTATCCTGAAGTTTTATTAGCGGCTGCATCCCCATTTACTGCTGCGATGATTCAAGTGAGAGCATCGCTTGAAACCTACAACGGGACAGGCAGAGTGGAAGAAGTTCCGGCAACTGCTTTTATTATCGGAACATTTAAAGAATTCCCACTAGGTACAATTAAACCTCACGATAATGCTGAATATGAAACAACTATGGCTGTTACATATGCAAAACTAGTCGTGAATGGTGCTGAAATCTTTGAAATTGATGTTCTTGAAAACATCTACAAAGTAAGTGTAGTCGATATGTTGAAAACATTTAAGAAGAATATAGGAGCATAAAATGGCTAAAGAATTAGTTTTAACTGACGGCAAAAAAGTAAAAATCAAACAAGGCAAAGGCATTGATTTACTTCACGCACAAATGAAAGCAAAAACTAGTGAAGAGATTCCTTATGCTTTAATTGCAGAGCTTTGCGAAATTGATGGCAACTTCCTTGTATATGAGGATATTTTAGAACTTCCGATTGAAGATGTTATTACTCTTCAGGCAGCAATTTCGGGAAAGTTTCAACTTGCACAGCCGAGTGCATAATCCATCTGTGTAAAACCACAGGGTGGAGCTATTCAGATATTAAAGAGATGCCCTTGCAGGACTTGGGATTTTGGGTGTCAGAAGCGATGAAATATTCGCTTAAAAAGAAGGAAACTATTGAAGAAGGATTACAGGCAGAATGATTGATTCAATGATGAAAATATCATTAACTTTAGTTGCCATCGACAAAATGTCGAGGGTAATTAAAGATGCTGTTCAAAAATCTAATCAAGAGTTTCAAAAGATGCAAGATGAGATTAGAAAAACCTCTCAACAGCTAGATGAACTTGGGCAAAACATTGCAAAAGTTGGTGGAGTTATGACGGCAGCAGGTGTCGGTATGGCTCATCAATTTGGAATGACAGAAGCTGTTAAAGAGGCTTTTCAACTTGAACATAGACTTCGTGAACTTGCAAACATTGGCGATTTAACAACAGACCAAATTGCTGAAATGGATAAAAGACTTGCCCAAATCTCAAGAACTACAAACCAATATCGTCCTGAAATTGCAGAAGGTTTAAATGTTCTTGTTGCTTCAGGGATAGATCCATCAAAAGCACTTGATTATATGACTGTAATCGGAAGAACTGCAACAGCAGAACAAGCAGCAATTGTTGATATTTCAAGAACTGCTTTTTCTGTTGCTGATAACTTAAAAGTGCCGATTGATGATTTATCAACTGCGATGAATATCTTGGCTATGTCAGGTAAAGAAGGACGATTTGAATTAAAGGATATGGCTCAAGCATTCCCATCATTAACTGCCGGTGCATCAATGTTAGGAATGAAAGGTACTCCTGCCGTTGCCTCATTAGGTGCTGCGTTGCAGGTTGCAATGAAAGGTGCAGGAAGTGCCTCCGAAGCAGCAAACAATTTAGAAAACTTTATTCAAAAAGTAACTTCGCCATTAGCAATTAAAAACTTTGAAGAAACATTTGGTATCGATTTAAAAAGAGTTTTGCTTGAAGCAGCAGAACAAGGAAAAGACCCAATTCTTGAAGTAATTGATACTATGAGAGTTGCTAGTGGTGGGGATATTTTCAAAGTGTCTGAAGTATTCCAAGACAAACAGGTTTTGGCATTCATTAAACCAATGCTCCAAAACTTAAACGAATATGTCAGAATTAAAAACTCTGCTTTAAGTGCAGATGGCATTATTGATAGTGACTTCAATAATATGATGACAACTACCAATGAACAATGGAAACAGCTCCGAATAAATATGAAGGAGCTTGTATTCCCTCATCTTCACGCACCATTAGAGGCTTTAAATAAATTACTTACAACCATAAACAAACACCCAATTCTACAAAAAGGTTTATTCTCTGCAATTGTTGGAGTTATCGGTGCAGGTGTAGTTTTGACTTTAGTTGGAACATTTACAATGATGACAGGAAAGCTAATCGGCTTTTATGGTACATTCCTAAATCAAGCACGTTTATTAACTCCTGTTCTTATGAACAACTCTGTCCAACTTTTAAGATTCCTTGGACTTGGTTCATCTGCTCATAGTCTTGAAACCGCCTTTAATATTTTTAAAGCAGGGAATAAATTAAACCTAAATTTACCACGATACGCATTTTTAGGTTTTAGTGCTGATTTAAGACGTATTAACAACGATTTAAAAGTCGGTTTAATGAGAAGTTTTACCGAACTCCCTGCAAATATATCAAGATCCACAATCGCATTAAAGAATTGGAGTATTGCTTCAATAAAAGGTATTCCATCTTCAATTATTAGTGGATTAACAGCACTTAAAAAAGGCTTCCTTGCAATTCCTAGCATAATCAAATCTGCTATCGTTGCTTTTAGAGCGTTTTCTATTACCCTCCTCACAAATCCCCTTGGTTGGATTGCGTTGGCAGTTGCAGGGTTAGCCTTTGTTATTTATAAATATTGGAAGCCAATTTCAGGATTTTTCAGAGGAATGTGGCAAGGTTTAAAAGAGGGATTTGCACCACTAATGCCATTATTCCAAAGGCTTGCCGTTGTCTTTGCTCCAATAATAAAACCAATTCAGGCAGTTATTGGTTGGTTTAAGAAATTAGTAAAACCGGTTGAAGATACTGGTGGAGCTGCTGAAAAAATGGGTGTCCGTTTTGGTAAAGCAATCGCTAATATTATCGTGAAAATTGTTGAACTCATAACTAAAGTGTTTGAGTTTGGTAAAAAAATAGGCGATATGCTTGCAGGTGGCATTTTATCTAAAATCGGCAAAACAAAAGATGCTATTGGTAAACACGCACAAATTATTAGAGACCACTTGCCACACTCTCCTGCGAAAACTGGTCCACTCAAAGATTTACACAAAATCAAAATATCAGAAACTATTGCTGATGCAATAAAACCAATGCCAATAATTAAGGCGATGAACAATGCCTTGAACCTTAAAACAAACGGCACAAAAGCCAACGTGAGAGGTGTAAATTCAGGTTCTGTTGTTATTAATTACAATCCAACAATAAATTTATCAGGTTCAACCCCATCTGCTAAAGAGGACTTTGCTCAATTATTGAAAAAACACAAAGATGAAATCTTAAACCTAGTTAGAAAAGAAAATGAAAGAATGCTGAGGTTAGCTTACTAATGTTTGCACAACTTGGAGACATAGAATTTGATTTAATAACATATTTCAATGGGATGAATGAATCTCAAAGTTATAATTATGCGCAACACGAACGCATAAATCAAAAACCTGTGCTTCAATTTCTAGGTTTGAATTTGCAAGAGCAGGACATTAAATTAAACTTTCATTCTTCTTTTTGTACCCCTGAAGATGAAATCAATAAATTAAAAGAGGTTGCGAATAAAGGCACACCACTAAAATTTATCAAAGGGAATGGGGAATATGTCGGAATCTTTGTCATAACTGAAATTTCATCAGTTACAGAACAAGCCTCTAATGAAGGCGATTTTATCTCTATTCAAGTAGATTTAAAACTTATTGAATACACAGGCCCAATTCCCGAAGAAAACGAACAGCAGGGAGGTCTTAAAAAGAAATGACGGAATTCTATTCTTACATTACTCAAGACAATGACCGGTGGGATTTAATCGCATATAAGTTTTACAAAGATGCAAATAAGTATGAAGAGATTATAAAAGCCAATCCCAATATAGAAATAAACCCCACGCTTGTTGCAGGGATAAAACTTAAAATTCCTGTTCTTGAATCTTCTGAAACTATTAAATTTGAACTACCCCCTTGGAGAAAATAATGTATAAACCAATATTCAAAATTGAATATAATCAAAAGGACATCACTAAAGATGTTTCTAATCAGGTTCTAAATATTGAATATACTGATTATGAACATGGGCAAAGTGATGAAATAACCATAACATTTGATGATACTCAAAAGTTATGGCAGAGCTCTTGGATTCCATCAAAGGGCGATTCACTTCGTGTGTTTATTGGTTATGAAGGGGAAAAATTATTAAATTGTGGCATCTTTGAAATTGATGAAATAGAGTTTGCAACACCTCCTGATACTTTAACAGTTAAAGCACTTGCGACAGGAATTACAAAAGCACTTCGTCAAAATAATTCGGTTGCTTATGAAAATAAAACATTAAAACAAATTGCATCAGAAATCGCACAAAAACACAGTCTTACTTTAGTTGGCGAAATTGAAGATGTCAGAGTTGAAAGAATAACTCAAAATCAAGAACGTGATTTAACATTCTTGAAGAAGTTAGCTGAACAATATGGCTATATTTTCAAAATTGCAGAAGGTAATCTTGTATTTTATAAAACAGAAAAACTCACAGGTGCTGATGCTGCGAAAATATTATATAGAACAGATTTAACAAGAATCACTTTAAGTGAGAAAACAAGCAAGAATTATAAAGCAGTAACAGTAAGTTATCACAACCCAAAGACAGGAAAAAAGATTACAGCTACTGCTAAAAATGAAAAATGTGTCAAAGGCGATACTCTTAAAATTACTGAAAGATGTGAAAATAAACAACAAGCATTATTAAAAGCAAAAGCAGCTCTTGCAAAGGGAAACAACACCATTGAGGGTTCAATCGATTTAGTTGGAACTCCAAATTTAATTGCAGGGTTGAATGTTGAACTAAAAGACTTGGGTTATTTTTCAGGAAAATATCACATCACTCAAACACGACATTTTATCGATAGGACTTCAGGTTATGGAACAAGTTTGGAGGTTAAATCGTGCTAAAATTCGGAATTGTAACTGCTATAAATCCTTTAACAGCAAAAGCACGTGTTGAATTTGCTGACGATAATATTCTTTCTTATTGGCTACCAATACTTCAAAAGAAAACTTTGAAAGATAAGTTTTATTCAATTGTTGATGTTGGAGAACAAGTCGCTTGTCTTATGGATGAAAATTCAGAAGACGGAGTTATTCTCGGCTCAATTTATACAAGCCTTGATGAAGTCCCTGGAATAACAAAAGACCAACATATCGCTAAATTTGAAGATGGCAGTTTTATTGAATACAACAAAGAAAATCAAATGCTCACTATTGTTGCTAAAACTGTAAACATTGTCGGTGATATTTATCAAACGGGCTTTTTAGAAAATACTGATGGAATTTTATCAGCAACAGACATTACTGATAAAAAATCTTCTATGCAGGCTATGAGAGATATCTACAATGGACACACTCACACCGGTAATCAAGGAGCACCAACATCTGCTCCCAAGGAGGCTATGTAATGACGAACTTGAATGAAATTACCTATGTAGATTGGCAATATAAATTAAACGGAATCGGCAGCATTGCAGAAGGTGTTGAAGATATTAACCAATGCATCGCAGTTATTTTATCAACACAAAAAGGTTCTGTTCCTCATCGTCCGACTTTTGGTTCGGATATTTTGAAGTACGTTGATTATCCTGTGAATATTGCAAAAGCAAATATTATCAGAGAAACCATTGATGCAATAACTCTATGGGAAAAAAGAGTAAAAGTTGATTCTGTAACTGTTGAAATTAACCAAACTCAAATAAATATAAAAGTGCAATGGTCATTAAGTGATGGCAAAGTTTCAGATTCTGTGGAGGTTAATTTATGACACAACTTCCTGAACCAAATTTTATCGAAAGAAATCCTGAAACCATTACTAAAGAATGGGTAGAACTTTACGAACAAAAGTCTGGCAAAGTTCTTCAACCTGCACAAATTGAACGTTTAATGGTTGATGTCGGTGCTTATCGTGAAACAATTTTAAGGATGAAAATTCAAGAAACGGCAAAGCAAAATTTATTGAGCTATGCTCCTCTTGATATTCTTGAACACATTGGCGAGCCTTTAGGTGTAAAGAAACTTCTTGCGAATTGTTCTGTTACAGATTTAAAATTCAAAGTTGATGAACCTTTAGAATTTGATTTTGTAATCGAAAAAGGAACTGAAGTTGAAACTAAAGATGGCTTGTTTATATTCCAAACGACTCAAACTGTAATTCTAAAAGCAGGACAAACAGAAGTTATTGCGGAAGCATCTTGTGAGACTCCAGGGTCTGCATCAAATAATTATATTATTGGTTCAATCAATAATTTAATTACACCTTTAAGTTATATCAATGAAGCTGAAAATGTAACAATATCCGCAGGTGGTGCAGATGATGAAGAAGCTGAAAGTTTAAGAGAAAGAATTAGACAAGCTCCTGAAAAGTTTTCTAATGCAGGGAGCAGAGGTGCTTATCGCTACCATACTTTAACGGCTCATCAATCAATAATTGATGTTGCAATAAATTCCCCATCTCCCGGTGTGGTTAATATTTATCCTTTAACATCAGATGGAAACCCTAATAATGAAATTATAAATATTGTGCAGGCATATTTATCTGACGATAAAATTAGACCATTAACAGATTTAGTTAAGGTTTTATCTCCAACAAAAAAAGATTTCACAATTGATGCAACTATCTATTTATACAAGGATGCTGATGTTACAAGCGTTCAAACAACTATTAATGCCAAGTTAAATGAATACAAAATTTCATTGTCTGAAAAACTAGGAAAAAATGTCATTCAAACGCAAATTATAGCAATTTTAAATAGCGTTTACGGAGTGTTTAAAGTTGATTTAAAAACTCCAAGTGACATTGAAATTTCAGAATCTGAATGGGCGAATTTGACTAATTTTAATATCTCAATAGGAGGTTATGCAGATGAATAGTAAAAAAACTCTTGCACCTGTAAATGACATTAACCTTAAAATTTTTGATGAAATATGCGAAGAAAGATTCGCACAACTAGACTTGGAGTCTCTCTTGGTTTCAATAATAGACAATGTTCCTGTAGATGCTTTGCCACATTTAGCTGAACAATATCACATAACAGGGAACGAGGGTTGGTTGCAGGCTTTAAGTGAAACCGAAAAACGCAACCTTATTAAATCTGCTATAAAAATGCATAGATACAAAGGTACTAAATACGCATTAGAAGAAATTTTTAAAACATTGAATATCGTTGGAAATATTGAAGAATGGTTTAATTATGGCGGTAATCCATACCACTTTAAAGTAATTCTTCAGGTATTCAATCGTTCAATAAATGAAGAAACTGAACTTAAATTAAGAGCTTTGATTAATGAATATAAAAATGAACGTTCTTGGTTAGAAGAGATTCAATTTCATTTATCGGCTTTGGCTCGTATGCATTCATACGCAGCATTAATT